AAGTGTTGTGCAGCTTTATGCAATGCAATTTTTCTTTTGGAATCACTCGGTGTCATCATTTGTTCGTCATAATAGGATAATATCTTTTTCATCTTCGTCGTGTAAACACTTAGAGCATGCTTGTTAGATAATTCGCCATTTGCAAATAATCTTGCTTCTATTTTCTGTTCTCTTTCTTTCTCTATGAGACGTGCAGGATGTTTATGAGTCACAGGTTTTGCACTCTGCCGTGTTAGTTCTACCTTTTGTGTCTGACGGTTGAATGGTCCATCTTTTAGGAGATCTTTGAGTTTGTAATCTGGTAAAGTTATGACTTGAAGCAACTCTTTCTTGCTGTCTCCTGGACCAAACGTGATTTCACTTTTCAGTGCACCTTTGTCCTTTGCAAATTCTAGTGCATCATCAGTGAGCGTATTATCCATACAATTCCAAGGTGTCACTTCATCCCACCAGGCAAGAGGATAATTATTCAATTTTTTCACTGAACCAGATTTGTGGTATGTTTCAATCATTTTCGTTTTTGTGTTTTCTTCTCTGAATGTGGGTGTATTCTTATGGCGTGACGTATATGCCAATATGAATTCTCTCTTCGCCAATCTCGTTATATTTTTTACAGATTCTTCGTCATATGATCGTCTATTATGAACACGTTTGAGGAATTTATTGACCCCTGCCCTGGCGTCCACTTCAGCATAAAATACAAATTTATGCAATGCGGAGACTTCTTGCCTCTGAATACGGGTCATTTTCATCAATTCATGAAGCATCCTGCAAAGAAACGACTTCCTGGGATATGCTGCTGATTGATCATGTAGTATTGTGGGTATATATACAAATTCATATCGGATCTTGGATATAGATTGATCTAATTCCCATAATGTATACGCTGCATCCATTATAGGTACCCAATTCATTGCGTAATTTTCATCATAATCAGACAAATTCAAAATGAATCCCTCAATTGATTTCATGAATTCAACCGTATCATTATGGACACTGGTCTGTTCTGCTAGTTGAATCAATATTGAAAAAAATTGTGAGCCCCATGCATATGACTCATCAAAGCTCAATATCTCAAGGTTATTGATAGTGTCTGCCAATGTCAAGGCGTAATCAAGATAAGTGATATTACCGGCAAACCAATAGTTGCAGCTAGAATGGTAGATCCTCATATGTGCACCACATACCATGAACACATACGTTTCTAAGTCCGTGGATTTAATGTAAAAGTAAGACCCATCTTCCATTATGTATGCATTTGCATCTTCAGTATTTTTC